TTCGGATTCTACGAATGGTCAGCACCGCAATACTGCAAGATCACAGACCGCAATGCATGGGCGATGAGCAACCCTGCTCTGGGCTACACAATATCGGAGGAGTCACTTGAAGAAGCTGTTGCAACAAATAAAATTGAAGACATTAGGACTGAGCTTCTATGTCAATGGATTGATTCTCTCCAGAGTCCATGGCCTCATGGCGTACTTGAGGCAACCTCCGATGCCACGCTCCAGATTCCGGTCGGCGGCTATACAGTCTTTGGCTTCGATGTATCTCCTTCTCGCCGCAATGCGAGCCTCGTTGCTGGTCAGATTATGGGTGACGGAAGAATCGGTGTCGGGATTCTCCAGACGTGGGAGTCACAAGTCTCGGTCGATGATCTAAAGATCGCAGCTGAGATCAAGGGATGGGCTGACCAATATCGACCTAAGATGATCTGCTACGACAAGTACACGACTCAATCGATCGCTGAAAGATTGGCTAATGCTGGTCAAATAATTCAGGACGTGTCAGGCCAGCAGTTCTATCAGGCCTGCTCGGATCTGCTCGATGGTCTGGTCAATGGTCGCGTCGTCCATAACGGTCAAGAAGAGTTGATTAAACAGATGAATAACTGTGCGGCTAAAACAAATGACAGCTCATGGCGCATCGTCAAACGTAAAAGCGCAGGCGATGTTTCTGCGCCAATCTCTCTAGCCATGGTCGTATCAATGTTATTAAAACCTCAACAGATCGCAGCGATTTATACTGGATAGTGTATAATTGCCCTCTATGGGTCTATTCGATCGTAAGCCAAAACAGATAGAAGCTCAGGCCGCGCCTCAAATTATGGGCGATGCCTTCTACGCATCTAACTATTATTACAGCCCAGCCGTGACACGTCACGCCGCTATGAGCGTCCCTGCCGTTAAGCGATGCCGTGACTTACTCTGCACAGTCGGCACAATTCCGCTTGAATATAAAAAGATTGCTACTGGTGAGAAGATGCCAGCCCCTCGATGGGTACATCAATTATCAAAGCACCAACCACAATTCGTTACTCTAAGCTACTGCGTTGATAGCCTGCTATTTTTTGGACAAGCCTTTCTAGAGATCACAGAAACCTATGCAGAAGACGGCCGCGGATCAGTCTTCGAGTGGGTCGCTAATACTCGCGTTACTACTGAGGTCGATCCTTACGGCCAATTCGTTACACAGTATTCAGTTGATGGTATCCCTCGTCCAATGTCAGGCCTCGGATCTCTCGTAACTATCCAATCATTTAATGAAGGCATTTTGACTACTGGTGCGCGTACAATTCAAGCTGCGATTGATGTTCAGAAAGCAGCCGCAATTGCAGCAGGCACTCCAATGGCTACAGGATACATTCGTAACTCTGGAGCAGACTTACCTCCAGCAGAAGTTCAAGGATTACTAGCCGCATGGAAGTCAGCTCGTCAAAATAGATCGACCGCCTATCTGACCTCGACTTTACAATATGAAGCAGTTGGATTCTCACCTAAAGACATGATGTACACAGACGCTATCCAAAACCTAGCAACCGAGATCAGTCGCCTAGCCGGAATCCCTGCATATTATCTTTCAGCCGATCAGAACACATCGATGACTTATGCCAATATCCTCGATGAGCGTAAGCAGCTTGTGGCACTAGCGTTCCAGCCGTACATCTCCGCGATCGAACAAAGACTATCTATGGATGATATTTCTACGGCTGGGCACTGCGTCAAGTTCGATCTCGATTCATCATTCTTACGTGTAGAACCTATGGAGCGTTTACTCGTGTTAGAAAAGATGCTAAGCCTTGGACTTATTACTGTCGAGCAGGCAATGGAGTTAGAAGATATGACACCTAACGGAAGCGATTACTAATGGAAACTTTATACATCGAAGCATCCTCTATCGAATGCAGCGAAGACCGCCGCGAAATCTCAGGCAAGATCGTACCAATGGGCACAGGCGAGATCGGTAATACTAACCTCGGCGCGTACACATTCGAGGCTGGATCTATCCAGATCAATGACGTTAGCAAGATCAAACTTTTTAGCCAGCATGACATGAAGAAGCCAATTGGCCGCATGACATCTAGTGAAGTAAAAGAAGACGGCATCTATGCGACATTCAAGTTATCGCGCTCTAGTGCCGGTACTGATGCGCTAGTCATGGCTCAAGAAGGTCTAGTCTCTGGCCTTTCAATCGGTGCAGAGATCATCGCATCAAAACCTTCACGCAATGGTTACACAGTCGTGTCAGAGGCAAAACTAAAAGAAGTTTCTCTAGTAACGGAGCCAGCATTTAAGTCGGCTCAAGTATTAGAGATCGCAGCGGAAGAAGCAGAAGCTGAAGCCGTAGAAGAAACCCTACCTACAGAAAGCGAGGCAGTAGAAGTGGAAAACACACCTACAGTCGAAGCAACACCAGTAGAGGCTGCGGCTGTAGAAGCTGCTGCACCTGCTATTAAGGCAATGGCTTACTCAAAGCCACGCATTAACCTCTCAAACGAAACTTTCCTTGAGAACACAATCCGTGCATCATTTGGTGACGAAAACGCTCGTCAATACCTAGCTGCTGCATCAGATACAGACACAACAGACGTAGCAGGACTTGTGCCAACACGTCAACTCACAGAGATCATCAATGGCAAGACAACTGCAACACGCGCAACCATTGATGCAATCACAACAGGAACACTTCCTGATGCTGGTATGAAATTCCAGATTCCACGCGTCAAGACTGCACCAACTGTTGAGGTTGAAGCAGAAGGCGCAGCATTCTCAGACACTCAGGTTGAGATCGAGTACCTAGATGTTCTCGTCAAGAAGTTCGCAGGAATGCAACTATTCGACGTTGAAGTTCTAGATCGTACATCTCCAGCATTCTTTGCTGAATTGCAGAGCCTTATGGCCGATGCTTACTCAAAGGCAACAAACGCTTATGCATTCGACACAATTGCAGCAGTAGCAACAGTAGATGCGACCACTGTCACCCTCCCTTGGGATGGCGATGAGTTCTCAGCATTTATCTCACGCGCAGCAGCTTCTATCTACACAAACACATTCAAGTTCGCAACTGGCGTAATTGTTTCTCCTGCACAATGGGCAAACATCATCGCACTCAACGATACTGTTAAGCGTCCTATTTTTGCTGCGGCTCAGCCACAGAATGCAATGGGAGCAGTCGGACCAGCATCACTTCGTGGAACATTGCTTGGACTCGACATGTACGTCGATTACACACAATCAGGTCAAGGCGATGCAACTATCATGGTTGTGAACCGTGATTCATTTACATGGTACGAATCACCACGCTTGCAGCTTCGCGCTGACAAGGTTGGCACTGGTAAGGTCGAAGTTGGCTACTATGGCTACGGCGCACTTGCTCAGAAGATCAACGCTGGCGGATTCCGTTTCAATAACGCATCATAAGTAACACCCTAAGTCGCTCGGAGGGTAGTGCCCTTCTACCCTCCGAGTCTTTAGAAAGGATAAGAGCATGGCATTGACAACAGTTGCAGAGCTTCGCACCGCCCTTGGCGTTGGCACTCTCTATACTGATGCAGTCTTGCAGTCTGTCTGCGATGCCGCAGATAACGTACTCTTGCCTTTTCTATGGAAGAATCAGCAATACATCATTGCTCACGGCAACGTAGGCACAGTCGGCACACTTTACTTTGATCAAAATATCCTTGACGTATTTTATGTAGGACAATCGGTTGTGATCTCAGGTGCTGGAGCCAGGTACAACGGCACAAAGACAATCACGGGCGTAGATACTCGATCATTTAACATAACCACAAATCACACTAGCGACAATCCACGTCACTCAGTGGAGCCATTCGGTATCGCAGCAGCTGAGACATATACAGATTACACAACGATTCCGGCAATCCAAGAAGCGTCCCTTATGATCTGCATCGATATCTGGCAGAGCCGTCAAGCTCCATCAAGCGGCGGCGTAACCATCGATGGCTATCAGCCAAGTCCTTATCGCATGGGCAACACCTTACTTGCTCGCGTCCGTGGCTTGCTCGCCCCGTATCTTGATCCGAGATCGATGGTGGGCTAATGGCCGCCATATCAACACTCCGAGCAGGACTTGCCACAGCTCTAATCGATAACACAAAGTGGTCAGTCTTTTCATTTCCACCTGCCACAGTAGTCGCAAACTCAGTAGTGATCAGCCCTGCCGATCCTTATATCTCGCCATCTAACGGCTATCGCAACACGATCGCCCCTATGGCTCATTTCGTTATTTCCGTCATGGTGCCTTTGCTCGATAATGAAGGCAACCTAAACGGAATGGAGGATAACATCGTGCGGGTCTTCAACTTGCTCGCTGCATCTTCATACACCTACAACGTCACAGAAGTATCCGCCCCGGCGGTCTTAAGTGTCGCATCTGGTGATCTACTAACCTGCAATATCAACGTATCCGTACTTACGAGTTGGAGTTAAACCATGACCGAATTGGCACAATGGGAAAAAGAAAACGAAGAATTCCTGATCAAAATCGGTCAGGTAAAGCCAGCGGCTGCAAAGCCATTTACTAAGAAAGACGAGGAATAAATCGTGGCAGTATATCTAAGCAACGGAGTAGTTCTAACTGTCAACGCGGTTGATCTCTCTACTCTAGTCACAAGCGTCACCCTAAACCGTACCTTCGATGA